TCTTCACCAAATTCAGGCACACGTAGATTAGGCGTTTTACCATCAATAGCTCCTTCATAATACTTGACAGTTTCGTAGTTCAATGTCATAGTATTTTCCATAGTTCCATTACCTTCAGCATAGTTATACGTGTCATGTGAAAAACTTTCAATCATAGGATTGATAATTTGATACATCGCAAAGTTATGTTGGTTGAAACCGTAAATTTTAATAGAGTTAAAGAATGGAATTTTACTTCCAGCATTTGATTGAGATTCACCTATATAGCCCCAATCAGCATCACCGGTAATATCTCCGTTATAAAGATTACGTGCATTTAAGTCAAACTGTTGTTGAGTAGTACTACCATATGATGCAGTAGTAGGTACATTACCTATCTGTGTTGGATCTTTATAGTAATATGAATAGTATGCAAACCATAACTTACGAATGTAGTTCGCAGTATCATCATGGAATGAAATACTAATCGGGTCGTACCTAATTTTTGTTTGTACAACTCTTTTACGATTATATTGATTTAGTGTTGTTAGATCAAATGTATATTTAGGTAGCTGTACAGTTTTTACAGCCAATCCAAAATTACCATCATCTGGCCAATTAAGTAATGAGTTTTTAATAGACTGATTTACATCAAAGTAAACATGAAATAAAAACTTGAACTTAGGAGAATAGGCATAGTTATTAGTTCTGAATACTTTACTTGCGTGTTGAAAATCACGCAAGTATTCATTACCAAAAAATGCCTTACCCGTGTCAGTTAATAAATTTTCAATAAAACCAGACATTAATAACTCGCTTTATTAAGCACCGATACCAGTAACTGATGAGCCACCAAAAGCACGACCAACTTGAGTACCAAGACCAGAACCAAGTGGAGATTGAATTGCATTATCAAAACGAATTGACAACTGAATAGTTGCTGCATCGCTTGTTTTGTAGTCCATATTGTTATAGTTAGCTGTTTTAATGAAGCAACCATACAATTCCCATGTTTCTAATACGTTTGGTGTCAATGTACCGTTACCACCGTCAAGTATTTCATAGTTGATTTGGAACTTGTAGTCTTGACCTGTAGCAGCACTAGCTTGCTCAACAAAGTCCATTTGCTTCTGTAGTTGTTGACCAATTAGTTTACTTACATTACCTTGTGCATCGTCACGCAAGTTAATTTGAGTTTCTTGCCAAGCATGTTTACCAGCTAGATATACTTTGCTGTTGTATACATCTAATGTAACTTCGTCAAACTGAACTTGAGGACGTTGTATGTCCATAACTTGCTTAGTCAATTCTGTTGTAGCACCACCGGTACCAAAGTTTAAGAACAATGCTCTGAAACGAAATTGCAACTTAGGCATCAATAGACCCTGGTTGTTGCTAGACGCATCTGATGCAACGGTCATATTGAACAGTGATTGTGAGGCTGTTGCCATATTTTATTCTCCTATTATATATTTATCTCAAGTAATCCCCCGTCTCCGGGGGATATTTACTTATGCTTTTGCTAGTCCAGCAATGCCACCTGTATTCACAATTCTAACTGGAATATAGATGAACTCAGCAGCTTTTACCGGCTCAATCGCAACATCAATCCAAAGTTCATTTGCATCAATTCTTGCTGGTGTATTGTTTGTTTCATCACAAACAACGATATAGTCATATAGACCACGCTTGCCAACTAAGTCAACAAACAATGATTGAACAACACCTGCTACTTGACTACGAGTTAATGCATCGTTTGGTTCAAATACGAACGGACGAGTTGCAGTTTGTAGTTTGTAGCGAATATATGCCACTAAACGACCTACGTTTGTACGATCTAGTGATGTGTTTGATTCATAACTAGACTTGTTACCATAATTCAACAAACCAACACCGCTAAAGTATGCTAATGGGTTGATTTGGTTAGTGTACAACGCATCACGAACTGTTTGACGGTTCTTGATAGAGATGAACTCCCCTGTTGCAGCATCAATATATCCAATTGCTGTTGCATTAGTGATTGTACCACGGCGTGTACCAGCAGCAGCCAACCAAGGGTAAGATACAGCATCATTCTGTAAGAATGTACGCAACATCATATGACTTGCTGGAACTACAACACTTGCACCGGTCAAGTCTGTTGTTAAACCACTTGGATAGAAGATACCCATATATTCGTCACGTGTAACTAAACCATCTTCTCCTGTACCAGCAACTGTCATTGCATTGGTTGCCCAATTTGTGATTGCAGTTTCATCGTCAGGTAAACGCATAGGTGTGTCGCCCAAGACGTAAGCTGTGTTGTTACGGTCATTGTTCAATGTAACCATATCTGGTTGTAATTCAGGATATCCCGGGCAAGCAATCAAGTTGAAGAATGTATCTTCTTCACGAATGCTCATGTTAGTGTTAATAGCAGTTTTCAATGCTTTAACAATCATAACACGCTGTGCCTTGCGACCCATATATGCTGATCCGTCATCTTTCAATCCACTTGCTGATACCCAAGTATATGAGTATTGTGGTAGATTTCCGATAGTTGCAGGAGATCCTGCATCAAATGAACCAGCGCCAGAGAAGTTGCTATTTGTGAAATAGTTAGTAACAAATTTCTTGACATTGTACCCTGAACGGCGTGTGTTAAACAACAACATACCCTGTGGATACAATGTAGCATCAGGAGCATCTAGGTCTAGATAATCACTTGTCCATAGACTTGCAATAGATGCATATGGATCACTGATAGGATTAACACTACCATCTATTCCCCAACGTGCGTCTGCAAACAAAATACCACTATGACTTGTTTGGTCAGTATTATCAATTGATACCCATTGATTTGTTCCATTGACAGCTTGCCAACGACTAATCATTGGATAATTTTCTAAATCACTAGAATCTAACCATAGATCACCCCAAACTAAACTGTTACCATTTAGTTGTGTTACGGGAGCTACTGTTGATACGATAATACCTGATGGGTTTGTTTGTCCAGTTGAGCCTGAAACTGCTGGATGTCCGTTGCTGTCAAATGCTACGTTACCATAACCCTTCCATACACCGTTCTTATTGACCATGATATCAACTTGACTTGCAGTTGAATAGAACCATGTTGTTCCATCTGCTGGTGCAGTTGCTGGAGCACCTAGGCTAGCTGTAAAATACAACTCAGACCAGTTACTCAATCTTGTAGCGTAGTTAGGTTTTGGTGTACCTGAATAGTAAGCAACAGATGTGATGTTATCACCGCTAACTGTTTGAACGCTCAATACTAAATCATTTACAGTGTTTACCCCACCTAATTCAGAACCGTTAAATGTCAATAAATCACCAACTTGATAACTATGACCACCTGACGCTGTACCTGAAACTAGTGTATATGAATAGTAGCTACCGTTATTTGTAATTACGAATGTTGCAGAAGTTGCACCACCGCTAGTTGAGTTAGTATGTGTAGGAGCATTGTTTGTATATGATTGTACTTGAGGTACAGAATTTGTTCCAAAAGTATAACCCAATTCATTAATAAAACCATTAGAAATACCAGTAGAACCAATGTCACTTAAGATGATATCGCCACCCAATGTGTGAGTTAGAATAACTTCACCAGCAGCACCTAATGATGCCGCTGTATTAGGAATATTTGCAGCTTGCCAAGCAATTACAAAATCTTCAGCACTATAGCTACCTGAACTCTTACCTGTTAATGCAACAGTATAATACTGAGCAAATGTGTTTACACCAGGTGTTGTTACTACAACATTCAATGATTTGCCTGGAGCTGAGACACTAAAAGCTGTTTGTGTACCAATAGAAACTGTAGGCCCAGTTGCATTTCTTACATAGTAAAGTAATCCTGCAGGTCCAATTGTAGTATCACCGGTAATTTGAACTACAGTTCCTGCTGGAATTGATTGTCCACCGGTCAAATCTAATCCTGGCAAAGCAGTGTTCAATGTATCAAATGTATTTACAGCAATGCTAGTAAATGATTCAGATGATGAACTATATTGACTCAATACAGTATCCAATCCTGAACCACTAGCACTTGTTTTGATCCAAACAGAACCAGTTGGGTGAGGAGTTGCTTGACTAGTTGTCCATAATGGCATACCTGAACTTGGAGCAAATACAGTATCTGCACCATAATAGTATTGACCAGAAACAAAACCTAATTGACTTGAAGGTGTATTTGATACATCAGTTAGAGTTATGTGTGCATTAGAACGACCACTTGATAGACTAATTACTAATCTGCCTGAACCATCAACACGTGCAGACAAATCACCAATGCTTAAACCATTGATATATCCTGCAACACTAGTAACACTATCACTACCCGAAATAGTAATAGTACGAGTTACTTGACCATTTACGTTAATTGTAAATGACCCTGAAGTTAAAGCTGGATTGCTTGCTGAACATGTAAGTGTTGGAATACCTGCTTTCCATCCTTGTGACCCTAAAAGTTCCCATGTATTTGTATAAGTCTTATAGAAATAAGTACCTGCATTATATGCCTTACCAGATGTAATTTGATCAGGCAACACAGCATATGATCCAATAGATCCAACACTTTGCATAGGATAACCTGTATTTGTATCAATATATGCAGTATCAGTGATGACGATAGGAGTTACTGCATTAAATGATCCAGTAGTTGCATTGAATTCAAAAATTCCCCATGCGCTAGATGTAGTATTCAACCAGTATGAACCTGCTGCTGGTTGACCAACAGGACGATTCAATGTACCTACTAATGTTCCTAAATCAACGTCTGCACGTAGAATATAACAACCATTTGTAACACCCATCAATGAGTATGCGGCCAGTAAACCGTATTCATTTAACTCATACCCTTGAATAGGAGTACCGTTAGAAGTTTTATAGAAGAATGGGCTACCAAATAATGTAAGAATATCTTTTTGACTTGATACTTGATATAGTTTGTTAGCGTTAGCTTGTAATGTTCCTGCGGCTACAGCACCAGTAGTGCTTGTCGCATTTGCTTTATTCTGTGCAGTTGCTACAATTAATAGCGGAACTGAACTTGAGGCTGCCGGTAAATATTGACTTTGGTCAATAATATTTACTTCTACGCCTGGTGATGATAATGCCATGTTAATTTCCTTTATGTTATGATTATGAGGGTTAACGCCCTAGTACGTATAGATATTTAGCGAAATTTTTTAAAAAGACTCAATTAGCGTGCCTTTAAAGGTCTTTACTAAATATATGTATGAGACCTATCTGCAAGACTTGTAACAAGAACCTATGTGCGATTAATTATATCCGTAAGGAAAAAACATACTATCGCAGTACATGTGATGAATGTGGTCGTAAAAAGAATAAACTTAAACCAAGAAAACCATCTTGGCAAAATGGCGGATACAAGAAAAAAACCACATGTGATTTATGTGGCTTTAAAGGACTGTTCACTAGTCAACTAACTGTGTTTCATATTGACGGGGACTTAGAAAATATTAATATGACTAATCTAAGAACTATATGTCTAAACTGCATAGAAGTAGTGAAACGTAAGGAAATTACGTGGCGTCGTGGTGATCTAACAGTTGACTAATATGATTGTGTAGTTCATCAATTGTTCCGTTGTTGTCCAAATAATAATCATACTTCAATCCAACACTAGAATACTCACTGGCATGTACTTTTAGTTTGTCTAGTTTAGCTTTGCTCAACGCCCACATGGGGTTACCGTTAGGTCCCTTGTTATATTCCACCGCTGAACTGTACCATTCAGGGTCGTCTCCCCTAGATACTCGTACTGTAATGCCACCTGCATCTTTGATGGCTTTAATCTCGTTAGCAAAACGACAGTCGGTGATGACAATATCGTCCTTTGCTTGGCGTAGTTTATTCTCCACGCTTGCTACCCAGATATCATCGTGAAAGCCCTGACGACAGACTTCTGTGCCCCAATATTGTAGTATCCAACGGGGCGTGATATCTTTACCTAATCGTTCACTCCACCAAGGATCTACTTGTTCACGCCATTGACGACTGCTTTTTGTCGTTCCCTCTAGTAATTCTCTGTCCCAACCAAAGATTGATGCTACTGCATCTTTAAGACTGGCTGCAAAACTAATGCGCTTAAACTTATGATGTGTGCAAAGATAGTCTGCAATCGTATCTTTACCACTACCGATGAAACCACACACACCGACAATCATATATTTTCCTTTTTATTTTTACATTTATCCCCATGCCATCTAGCATAGTTCATGCTGTCAATTTCTTTGCTACAATGATAACATTTTATTTTAGGAAATAAAAGTTTTTCGGTTCTTTTTCTTTGTCGTTGTTCATCTGTGTGTTTCTTACCAAAGAAACCATTTTTCTCACCAATATTAGAAATGATTCGTTGATATTTTGAGTAACGAATTGAACATTTAGTTTGGCATTTGACCACAGTGGATTTTTAGGATCCATTCTTTGTTGTAGCAACCATATAGCAGACACTCTATGTGCGCCATCTTCAAACTTGCCGTTCAATACTATTATGGGTGGCAACTTTGACAAACTCTCTGGATGTTCTTTTAGATAAGTTGCGTATTCTATTACCTTCTTAGTAACTCCCCAACTATAGTCCTTAGCATCCCAATCATCAACTACATTGTTGTAGTAGGGCAAGCCTGGTACTGACGAGATTAATTGCTTTACAGTCATTTGGCGAGTTTCTATCTTTGCGTCAGGTCCAAATTGCTTTGGCGCTCCTGAACTTGGTCCAGGTTTAGGTACATCTTCCCAAACTTTTTTATCTTGCCAAAGACCTTGACCGGCTTGACTTTGTGCATGACTACGAACAATAATTATACCACGCTTTTTAGCAATATTCTTAGCCAAGTTATACATAGATGTAGCAATACCTTTACGCTGATAGTTGTCATCTACTTCAACATCAACTGCATACCATTGTGTTTCATCATCTTCTGTAGGTTCAAAGATTACATGCCCTACTTCTTTATCACTCAAATACGCACGAACAATAATACCTTCGCCAGTCCAACCTTCATACGGTTCGGGTTCTAGTTTTAGATTATTTTCCTCAAACTCTTTCAGAGGTTCAAATTGCTTTGGCGCTTTTGAACCGAAGACATCTTCCCAAACATTACCTTCTTCACCGCGGTTCTTGTCCCAAAAATGTTTACCGTCATCAGTTTGGTCTGGGCTACGATGTATTTCATATCCTTTAGATTTAAGATAATCATACATCACTCTTGCTATACCTTGACCTCGATAGCGTTCGTCAACTTGCAAATCCTGCGGGTCTAATTCACTACCATCACCTATGTTCATTCTAACATGACCTAGTACTTTGTTACCCCAGTCGTCAAGAGCCTGTAGAATCAACTCATGGTTGTCTACTTTAAGTTTCATATTGATACCCTCAAACTCTTCCAAAGGATATTGCTTATACTCAACAATGAACTCACTTGCTCTCATATTATCCAATGACCCATGTTAGTGGTTGTGAATAGTCAACATAGCGTTTCAAATCTTCTAATAGTTGATTTTGTTGTGCTAGACCTTCAGCTTTTAGTGCGGTGCCATTCAATGTGGTTCCTCCACTTGGGCCAGCAATAGAACCAAATTTTTCACGTGCTTCACCGATAATCATTTTGATAGTTGATAATGTAAAGTCACCCAACCAAACACCTGCACCCGGATCTTGTAATAGTTCAGCTTCAGGGCGTTGTATATCAGCCCACACAAGAATCTGTTCACCTGAACCCTTTGTATCTCTAACTAAACGAATCTGTTTAGTGACAGGGTTAAAGGTATAAATCATATAGCCACCGAACATACGTGCAGCTAATTCAATATATCCTGCATAGAAATCGTATGTAGCTAAACCACCACTGTAGTTATAATTCAATAGGTATGTGTTTAAGATAGCACTGGAGAATGGATCAAAGCTACTAGAACTAGGTCCAGTTTCTAAACCAATTGTTCTACGGAAAACTTGACGGACATTGATAAATTCTTGTGGTAGGGTATATGTATCAACA